GTAACGTGGGCTGGGAAAAGGGTCTGTCCGAAGCCGACGTATGGACGATTAAGGCTTTTAGACAAAAACAGGAATGGTCATATGGTCGGAAGGTGGCTCACGCGAGAGAGGTTGCAGAGTTTTTCGTGCAGGAGTGCGAGAAGCGGGGGTTGAATTGCCATGTTTCCGTCGGAGGACTGGACAGCATCACACTGCTACTATTTCTGCGCGATATCGGAATTGACGTTCCTGCTGTGAGTGTCTCAAGCCTCGAAGATGTAAGCATTCAGCGCGTACATAAGCAGCTCGGTGTTGAGCGCTTAAAGCCGGCGCTCCGTTCGGATGGTAAGCCGTGGACAAAGGCGCAGATTCTACAGGAGTTCGGGTTTCCTGTTCTGTCCAAGGAAAAGGCAAACAAAATCTACCTATTACAAAATCCAACTCCTGATAACGCAACAGTCAGACACGCCATAATTACAGGCGAGACAGGCGAATATGGCGGGAACCGTACCAATAGCCGAATGAAACTGCCGCAAAAATGGCTAAATTTGTTCGGCGGATATGAAAACGAGAATGAGGGCGTTGAATATCAAAAACCCAACTTTCTTGTGAGTGACAAATGCTGTTATTACCTCAAGGAGAAGCCCTGTAATGATTGGGCTAAAGAGCACAACAGTGTTCCGTTTCTTGGTCTTATGGCTTCGGAGGGAGGCAGAAGAGAGAAGAGCCTGATGCTCAATGGATGCAATTATTTCGGGGAAACATCCATAAGATCCTGCCCGTTTGCAATATTCACGAGACAAGACCTTTTAAAGCTTGCGACAGAATTAAACGTTCCAATTCCTGAAATATACGGCGAGATTAAGTCGCGTAATCAGAGGTGGGAGGGTGACATAGGAGAGCTGTACACCACAGGAGCGCAAAGGACGGGCTGTTCCATGTGCGGCTTTGGCATACACCTTGAAGAACGCCCACATCGATTTGACCGACTTCGGGAGAAAAATGAAAAAGAGTGGGAATTTTGGATGTACCGATGCGTGACCGACCCAAAGACCAATGACAGATATGGCTGGGGCAGGGTGCTGGACTACATAGGGGTGCAGTGGGAGGACAGATATATCGATTGGAGCGAAAGACAAATGAGTTTTTTTGAGGAGAAAGAAAATGGCACTTAAATTTGCAATTCAAACCGCTTTTGAGATCCTTGTCGTCGTGCTTATCATCTATGGCTTTTGGCATGAGGACAAGCTCATAGCTTTTGAGGACGACCTCAAAGCAAAAATTTTAAACAGAAAGGAGACAAAACGCAATGGGAAATCAGACGACTAAAAGCCCGTTCGATGTGCAGATCCTTGCTGCCAGGCTAAAAGACCTGATGCGCGAAAGCGTGCCGAAAGTCACGCAGAAAGACCTTGCCGCGACACTCGGCACCGCGCCTAACATGGTATCGGCGTATATGCACGGCAAGAGCTGTCCGTCGCTGCCGATGGCGGTGAACATAGCGCAGTATTTTGATGTGTCAATTGATTATCTCGCCGGCTTGACCGATCATCGGCGGCAGCAAGTAATCGTGTCAGCACCGGCACCGGCACCGAAGCGCGGACGAGACCCGTGGCGCAAAATGGCGATTTGCAACAGCTGTGACTGGCGCAGACGCATGGCAGCGCCGTGCGGCGACTGGGACGGCACGGCATGTATGTACACCCACGAGACCGGGATTTTTCGCGAGTCGCCGCCGGCGGACGATTACTGCGCATATTACAAAAGCCGCCAACGCTGAGTGGGCAGCGAAGACGGCAAAGGTAAAACCTCAACATCATGATAACACGAAGGGAGACTAATGTCAAATGAAGATAAACAGCCTTGAGCTCGAGAATGTAAAGCGTATTAAGGCGGTCAAAATCGAGCCCACCGAAAACGGTCTGACTGTGATAGGCGGGCGTAACGGTCAGGGTAAGACCTCTGTGCTCGACAGCATTGCATGGGCGCTTGGGGGCGATAGATTTCGTCCGTCAGAGCCACAGCGTGAGGGTTCTGTACTGCCGCCCAATCTCAAAATCACAATGGACAGCGGCATCATAGTGGAGCGCACCGGGAAGAACAGCACCTTGAAAGTCACAGACCCTACCGGCAGAAAAGGCGGTCAGCAGCTTATTAACGAGTTCGTTTCTCAGCTCGCGCTGGACTTGCCGAGATTTTTGACGGCATCAAATAAAGAAAAAACCGATACACTGCTGCGCATTATCGGCGTCGGAGACCGGCTCGCACAGCTTGAGCACGACGAGACGGAGCTCTACAACAAGCGTCACATGATTGGACAGATAGCCGATCAGAAACTCAAGTATGCCAGAGAGATGACGGAGTATCCTGATGTACCGGAGCAGCTGATTTCCGCATCCGAGCTTATCAAACAGCAGCAAGGTATTATGGCGCATAACGCCGAGAATAAGCGTAAGCGTGACCGAGCCGCCGAGATACAGCATCACTATGACGCCGTCAACAGCAAAATAAACGGAATCCAGGCTGAGCTTCAACGTCTTATGACGGAGCAGCAGAGCCTTATGGATGACCTCAGAATCGCGCACATGGAGACGGAGCACCTCGAGGATCTGAGCACCGCCGAGCTTGAAGAGGACATTGAAAATGTTGAGAAAATCAACATTAAAATCCGTGCCAACCTTGAAAAAGAGAAAGCGGAAGAGGATGCGAAAGCGTATCAGACTCAGTACAGCCAGCTGACGAATGAGCTTGAAGATGTCAGGCAAAAGAAAACCGACTTGCTCAAGTCCGCACAGCTTCCGTTGCCGGGGCTGTCGGTCAAGGATGGCGAGCTGACATACAACGGCTTCAAGTGGGACAATATGTCCGGAGCGGATCAGCTCAAGGTTTCCACGGCCATCGTGCGCAAGCTCAACCCCAGTTGCGGGTTTGTGTTGCTTGATAAGCTCGAGCAGATGGATCTTGACACTCTTGCTGAGTTCGGCAAATGGCTTGAGTCTGAGGGGCTGCAGGCAATAGCAACGAGGGTCAGCACCGGCGATGAATGCAGTGTCCTTATAGAGGACGGATATGTGGTGAACGAACCGACGGAGACTAAAAAAGCATGGAAGGCAGGACAGTTTTAATGAACATAACATCAGGAATAATCGAAGATGCACAGCGGGTCATAGTTTACGGTCCGGAGGGAATCGGCAAATCAACCTTTGCTTCCAAGTTCCCGGGCGCGATTTTCATCGACACGGAAGGCAGCACAAAGAGGCTGAACGTTAAGCGTTTTGACAAACCGAGCAGTTGGACGATGCTTCTCGAAGAGGTCAAATATGTTCGCGATCACCCAGAACTGTGTATGACGCTTGTCATCGACACAGCGGACTGGTCAGAGCAGCTTGCAAGTAATCATATATGTTCCGTAAATCACAAACAGAGCATTGAGGACTTCGGATACGGCAAGGGCTATACAAAGCTCTACGAAGAGTTCGGCAGGCTTCTTGACCTGCTCAATGAGGTTATATCAAAAGGTATTAACGTCGTGCTGACCGCTCACGCCAAAATGCGTAAGTTTGAGCAGCCGGACGAGCTCGGCGCATACGACCGCTGGGAGATGAAACTTTCAAAAAATGTCGCGCCGATCGTAAAAGAATGGGCAGACACGGTTCTCTTCGTCAACTATAAGACGTTCGTGATAAAGGACGAGAAGACCGACAGCAGAAAGGCACAGGGCGGCAGAAGGGTAATGTATACCAATCATCATCCCTGCTGGGATGCGAAGAACAGATACGGGCTGCCGGACGAGGTCGATTTCGATTTCAGCGTCATCGCACCGTTTATTCCGTCTTCCGGTGCATATGTCGCAGCGGCGCCGGAAGATAAGCCGCAGACGAATGCGCTGCCCGACCCGCCGAAAAAAAGCATAGAGGAGCTCAAGGCAAAAATCGACGAGTTTACTGCCGATGCCGATAAGCCTACCCCGAACACTGAGAACACTGAACCGAGTTCTGGCTTACCGGCAGCGCTGCGTGAACTCATGACGGCGAACAACGTTACCGAAGATGAGCTTAGAAGTGCGGTAGCGTGGAAAGGTTACTTCACTGCCGACACGCCGATTCTCAATTATGGCGAAGCTTTCATTAACGGCTGCCTTATCGGCGCATGGGAGCAGGTCTACGATATCATCGTCAATCATATAAGAAAATTTTAAATAAAAAGGAGTATTAACCATGAACGAAAACTACAACACCAACAGAAACGACGCCCTTGATTGGGACAGCGTTATTGAAGCCGAAAACGAATTTGTACTTCTGCCGGAAGGGGAATATGAATTCACCGTCAAAAGCTTTGAGCGCGGCTATTTCAACGGCTCGGAGAAAATGTCTGCCTGCCCGAAGGCAGAGCTTACGCTTCAGATAGACGCGCCGCAGGGTACAGCCATCGTCAAACACAATCTTTTCCTCTCGCGTAAAACAGAAGGGCTTGTGTGCGCGTTTTTTATCAGTATCGGTCAGAAGAAACACGGCGAACCTCTGAGAATGAACTGGGCGCAGGTTGTAGGTTCAAAAGGCCGCTGCAAGATAGGGCAGAGGCTTTACAACGATAATTATTACAATGAGGTCAAGAAATTCCTTGAGCCGGACGAATCCACTCATCGTCCCGCTTTCACTCCGGGGAATTTTTAATCCTTGGACGCGAGACCTTATCAGATGGAAGCAGAACGGGCAATATTCAACGAGTGGGCGAGCGGCAATAACCGCACATTGCTTGTCCTGCCGACCGGCACCGGCAAAACAGTCGTTTTCGCTAATGTTGCGAAGCAGTGTGTTCAGAACGGTGAGCGGGTTCTTGTGCTCGCTCACCGCGGCGAGCTGCTTGAACAAGCGGCGGACAAAATACTAAAATTTACCGGCTTGATGTGTGCCACAGAGAAAGCCGAAGAAAGCTGCCTCGGCAGCTGGTACCGTATAACCGTTGGCTCGGTGCAATCTTTACAGAGAGAAAAACGGCTCGAACAGTTCGACAGCGACTATTTTGACGCCATAATCATCGACGAGGCGCATCACTGTCTTTCCGATGGTTATCAGCGCGTGCTTGAGCACTTTGGAGACGCGCATGTCTTAGGCGTCACCGCTACGCCGGACAGAGGCGATATGCGCAATCTCGGCACATACTTTGATTCCCTTGCTTATGAATACACTCTTCCGCAGGCTATCAAAGACGGTTATCTTGCGCCGATAAAGGCTCTTACAATTCCGCTGAATCTCGACCTGACGGGAGTTGCAATGCAGAACGGAGATTTCAAGGCGGCCGATATCGACAACGCCTTGGATCCGTATCTGTATCAGATTGCCGACGAGATGATAAAGAACTGTAAGGAGCGCAAAACAGTCGTGTTTCTGCCGCTTATAAAGACCTCGCAAAAATTTCGGGATATTCTGAATGAGCGCGGTTTCAAGGCTGCAGAAGTCAACGGCGGAAGTCAGGACAGAGCGGAGATAATCGAAGCGTTTGAGCGCGGCGAATATAATGTGCTTTGTAACTCCATGCTCTTGACGGAAGGCTGGGACTGCCCGGCGGTCGATTGCGTCATCGTGTTAAGACCGACAAAGGTCAGAAGCCTATACAGTCAAATGGTCGGGCGCGGAACGCGCCTTGCGCCCGGCAAGAAGGATCTTCTGCTGCTCGATTTCTTGTGGCACACTGAACGCCATGAGCTTTGTCATCCTGCTCATCTGATATGTGAAAGCGAAGAAGTCGCCAAGAAAATGACGGAGAATATCGAAGCGGCAGGTTGTCCGGTTGATATTGAGGCTGCCGAGCAGCAGGCCGAGAGCGATGTCGTCGCTCAGCGCGAAGAGGCTCTTGCAGCACAGCTCAAGGAAATGAGGAAGCGCAAGCGTAAGCTTGTAGACCCGCTGCAGTATGAAATGTCGATTTCCGCGCAGGATCTTTCAAGCTATGTCCCGGCATTTGGGTGGGAATGTGCTCCACCGACGGAAAAACAGATTAAAACGCTCGAAAAGCTCGGTATATTTCCCGACGCAATCGAGAACGCCGGCAAGGCAAAGCTTCTGCTTGACCGCCTCAGCAAGCGCCGCGAAGAAGGTCTCACAACGCCGAAACAGATACGCTTTTTGGAATCCCGCGGTTTTCTGCATGTAGGCGAATGGAGCTTTGACGCTGCAACAAAGATGATAAATCGCATAGCTGCAAACGATTGGCGTGTTCCGCGCGGCGTTGTGCCTAAAGACTATAAACCGGAGGCAATGACGATATGACAGAAGAAAAGCTCGACCTGAAAGAGCTGATAAAATACATAGACCCGGCTGCTTGCACATATTCCGAATGGGTGGAAGTCGGCATGGCGCTTAAGCATGAGGGATACAGCTGCGATGACTGGGATGAATGGTCACGCCCGGACAAGCGCTATCATGCCGGCGACTGCGAAAAAAAGTGGAATACCTTCAACGGTGCCGCTGCACCGGTTACGGCAGGGACTATCGTTCAGATGGCAAAAGATAACGGCTGGCATTTTCAGGCAGATGACGGCGCGCTTGACTGGGACAGCGTTATCGGAGAACAAAAGGATGATCTTGTTCTTGTCGACAAAAGCTGGATTGAAGGCAAGGAGTTGAATATTCCCGACAAATGGAATCCCGTAGAGCAGATTACCAAATATCTCGAAACGCTCTTTGAGGCGGGGGAGACGGTCGGTTATGTCACCGAAAGCTGGGAAAAAGACAGTAAATACCTGCCGACGAAAGGCGTGTATACCAGAACTGCGGGAGAGCTTATAGAGGCTCTGAGTAAATGCGAGGGCGACATAGGTCGCGTAATAGGCGACTGCAAGCCGGAGGCGGGGGCGTGGATACGCTTCAATCCTCTGGACGGCAAAGGCGTCAAAAACGAAAATGTGACGGAGTTCCGATATGCTTTGGTCGAATCCGATACGACCGACATCACCCATCAAAACCAGATAATACGCGAGCTCGAGCTGCCGATTGCCTGTCTCGTTTACAGCGGAGGAAAGAGCCTGCACGCCATTGTACGCATCGATGCCGCAAACTTTGACGAATACCGCAAGCGTGTTGATTACCTCTACGATGTGTGCAAGAAAAACGGCATAGACATCGACCGCCAAAACAAAAACCCGTCCCGTTTGAGCCGTATGCCGGGCGTGGAGCGCAACGGAAAGAAGCAGTATCTGCTCGACACAAACATCGGCAAGAGTTCATGGAACGAATGGAAAGAATGGATTGAAAGCATAAACGACGACCTGCCGGATCCGGAGAGCGTCGCCGATGTGTGGAACGACCTGCCGGAGCTTGCGCCGCCGCTTATAGACGGAGTGCTGCGGCAGGGACACAAAATGCTTGTCGCAGGACCGTCAAAGGCCGGCAAGTCTTTTGCGCTGATAGAGCTGTGCTGCGCCATAGCCGAGGGGCGCGAATGGCTGGGCTTCAAATGTACCCAGGGCAAGATAATGTATGTCAATCTCGAGCTTGACCGTGCGAGCTGTCTGCACCGTTTTAAAGATGTCTATACAACGCTCGGTTGGGCTGCGGAAAACCTGCATAACATCGATGTGTGGAACCTGCGCGGAAAATCCATTCCGATGGATAAACTCGCGCCGAAGCTCATCAAACGCGCTGCAAAGAAAAACTATATCGCCATTGTCATTGACCCGATTTATAAAATCATCACCGGCGACGAAAACAGCGCAGATCAGATGGCGCATTTCTGCAACCAGTTTGACAAGGTCTGTACCGAGCTCGGGTGTGCGGTTATCTACTGCCACCACCATTCAAAAGGCGCTCAGGGCGGCAAGAGGAGCATGGACAGAGCGTCCGGCAGCGGAGTGTTCGCCCGCGACCCCGACGCGCTGCTCGACCTCATAGAGCTTGATATAACCGACGGTATCCGCAAACAGCAAGAGGACAAGGCGCAGTGTGAAATCTGCCTTAAATGGATGCGCCGCTTCAAGCTGCCGGAACCGTCGCAGGACGAAGAGAATACCGCGCACGAGCTGCTCAAAATGTGCGGCGAGAGTCTGTCTCCGGCATCCCGCGATCTTATGCTTGCCGAAGTCAGAACAGCGTGGAACAGCATAGAGCAGCGTACCGCGTGGCGCGTCGAGGGCACCCTGCGTGAGTTCCCGAAGTTCGCTCCGGTCAATCTTTGGTTCGATTACCCCGTGCATCGGATAGATGATACCGGCGTGCTGGAGGACATAAAGCCAGAGGATGATAGACCGGCGTGGAACAAGACCTGGCAGAAAAATTTTAAAAGCAAGAAGGACTCGAAAGAAAGAAAAAAAGACCGTTCCGCGAGCATAGAAACGGCATTTGATGTTTGCAATACGGACGGCAATGTCACACTTGAAAACCTCTCTGAATATCTTGGCGTGACACAAAAAACCGTCAGAAGCAGGCTGAAAGAACACGGTGGATTTTGGATTGATGACGGAAAAGTCGGAAGAAAGTAGAGGGAAAAAGTCGGTCTTTTTTCCCTTCCCTTTAGAGAAAAAATGTCGGTCTGATACCGAGATTTTCTCTCGGAGGGAAAAAGTCGGTCTAATACCGAGATTTTCTCTGGGAGGGAAAAAGCACTTATATATTTCATATATAAGTGGGGAATTTTCCTTCCCTCAAGGTCAGGGAAAAGAAGTGTGGCGGCTTGAAGCTGCCGCCGCACACAACTTCTTCCCTACCTTGACAAGGGCGATTTTCAAAAACAAAAAAGAAAGGAAACAAAAATGACAACTGAATTTTTTATGCCGATGCATCCGCCCACGGTAACGCATCATGACAAAAAGATAACCGTCAAAAACGGTAAGGCGATAATGTACGATTCGACCGAGCTGAAAGCGGCAAAAGGGAAGCTGACGGCACACCTGGCAGAACACATTCCGCAGGAACCGTATTCGGGCGCAGTCAGGCTGATGGTCAAATGGTGTTTCAGCAATACAGGGACGAAACACGGAGACGGGGAATGGAAAACCTCGAAACCCGATACAGACAATCTTGAAAAGGCCTTGAAGGACTGCATGACCCGCCTGCACTTTTGGAAGGACGATGCGCAGGTCGCATCGGAGATCAGCGAAAAGTTTTGGGCTGCCGTGCCGGGAATTTATGTGAGAATAGAGGAGCTGCCATGCTGAAACAAATAACTCAGGAAGAGACCAACAGGCGCTACATACGGGAGCAGACGAGTGACCGGGAAACACACTGCTTGAGATGTTATTACTGCTGCAAGATATTCGAGGCAGGAGATGATAGTCGGTATGTTTGCCCGAAATGCGGTTGCGAACTCATTGAAACGGGATTTTTGAAAGGAGACAAATCATGATAACTAACATTGAAGTAACGAAGCTTTTGCAGCACCCGGACAACCCGAGGAAAAATATCGGCGATGTCACCGAGCTGGCGGAATCCATCAAAGCGCGCGGCATTTTGCAGAACCTGACGGTCGTTCCGGCCGAAAACGGCATGTATACCGTTATCATCGGGCACAGACGACTCGCGGCCGCAAAGCAGGCGGGACTGACTGAGGTTCCCTGCGCCGTGGTTGATATGGACTATAAAACGCAGCTGTCTACGATGCTGCTTGAAAATATGCAGCGATCTGATTTGACTGTTTATGAGCAGGCACAGGGTATGCAGATGATGTTTAACCTCGGCGTGCCGGTTGCCGAGATTGTCGAAAAGACCGGCTTCGCCGAAACAACCGTGCGCAAGCGCTTGAAGATAGCGACTTTGCCGACAGAGCAGATGCAGCAGGCGGTGGAGCGTGGTGGCAAGCTTGAGGACTATGTCCGGATAGCGGACATAAAAGACGAAAAAGAGCGCCGCGAACTGCTGAAAGTAATCGGAACACGCGATTTTGAGTTTAGCCTTTCTCGCGCGAAGAGGCGACAAATTGAAGCCGAGAAAACGCCGCTTGTCAAAGCCGAGCTAAAGTCAATCGGCGCGAAAGCCGTAAAAAACCAAATCTACAGCACCGTCTATGAGTGGGTCAAACAGTGTGCGATTACAGACTGGAAAGAGGGAACTTTTAAAAAGCCCAAAAACAAAGGGGAACTTTTTTGGGAAATATCATACGGCACGGCGTACCTTATGCGGAAGAAAGTCAAAGTACCAAAGAAGAAAGAGAAAAAATCAGAATGCGAACAGCGCATAGACAGTGCCAACCGTGAGCTCAAGCGTTTGACGGAAACGGCGTATGAGTGCCGCGTAAACTTTGTCAAGAACTTTACCGCCGTTGAAAAACATAAAGAAACAATCATCAAGTGGCTTATGATGTTTGCGGGTTGCGGGATAATTGATTATTGTACATATGACAGAGCATATATCAATTCCGAGATTGGAGGCGATGAAAAGTATTCTGTGGATCCGCCGAAATGGCGGCCGCAGTTTATCGCCGAGGACAAGCGTGCGCCGATAGTTGTCACATATGCGCTGGCAGGAGACGATAAACGCAACGGTTACTACAACGACGGGTGGTATGCGTCAAATAAATCCAAACGGGCACCGCAGCACAAGGAAAACCAAAGCCTTGACAGGATTTATGAGTTTCTTTGCGAGCTGGGCTATGAGATGTCTGAGACGGAGCTTCAGCTCCAGAGCGGCGAACATGAGTTGTTAGGCGGTGACATCAGTGCCTGAGATGTGCCCGAATGAGCATTGCGTGTTTCTCGTCCAGACCGGCGGAGAAAAGCCTCTGTGCCCGTTTCGGCATTGTCTGAAGCCGGAGATTGAAAAGCACGACAAAACCCGAGAGGAGGCTGTTAAATGACGCTTAAAGAGTTGTCGCAGCTGTACTACCTTGACAAGGAGATAGAGCTTGACCGTGAGAGGCTTGCGGAACTGCGGGCAAATTTGCTCTGTCCGAGGTCGCCGAACTACGACGGTATGCCGCATAGCCCGAACCCTGAGCCTGCGCTTGAACGCTGCATAGCGGAGATAACGGATCTCGAAGCTATAATCCAGGCTAAAATCGAGCAACGCATATATGAGCGCAGCCGACTTGAGCGCTACATATCGGATATTCCCGACAGCCTGACCCGGCAAATATTCACGCTGCGCTTTATCGAGGGACTGACATGGGAAGATGTGGCGGCAAAGACTGGCGGTAATAACACCGCTAAGAATTGTAGCAATATTTGCTATCGCTATATTCGGCAAAGTTGAGGACAATGAGGAATTCATTTCTGTTAGCATTAGGATGAAGAATGTTACCGATATTCTATTCTTCATTTTTATGTCCCCTTTCACCACGCCTTCCCCGCGGCGTCATAAATAGCGGGGATTTATTTTTTAATTAAATATTGACACATTCTCTAAAAAATGCTATCATAAATTTACCTAATAGGTAAATATTATAAACGGGGGCGAAAGTTTGAAGATTGAGTATAAAAATCACAAGCTTGAAAAAGTTTGTACGATTTTTGAAGAAGCTCAAAAAAAATTTAATGTAGAAACGGCACAGCTCTTGCATCTGAGGATAGATCAGATAACAGCGGCAGATTCGATAGATATGTTGCTTCCTAATCCTCTCGTTCATAAGGGAATAGGCAGATGCCATCCGTTAAAAGGTGATATGGATGGTATGTATGCAATGGATTTAAAGCATCCATACAGGTTGGTTTTTACTGAAAAAGATAGAGTGTTGAAGATAGTAAAAATTTTAGAGATAATAGATTATCATTGATTAATGGTTTTATTCATATAAACAAATCAAGAAAGGGTATAGAGTAAAGGAGAGGAACAGAATGGAGAAAAGCAAAACAACGATAGCCATTCCACCAGGTGCAACCATTAAGGAGCAGTTGGAAGACAGAAAAATGACTCAGAAAGAATTTGCCCACCGAATGGATCTATCAGAGAAGCACGTCAGTAAGCTTATAAACGGAGAGGTACAGTTAACAAACGATGTCGCTTTGCGCTTAGAATTTGTTTTGGGTATCCCAGCTCGTTTTTGGAATAATCTTGAGTCGTTGTATCGAGAAAAGCTTGCCCAGGTAAAAGCCGAAAATCAAATTGAATCAGATATTGAGCTGCTGAAGGATATCCCATATAAAGAAATAGCTAAAAACGGTTTTGTGCCTGACAGCAGAGACAACAAAGAAAAGGTTTTTGCGCTTAGAAAGTTTTTCGGCCTTTCGAATTTAGGGCTTCTTAACAGTACACCTATTCCCGGAATTGCTTGTCGAAGATTGGCCGAAGGCGGTAAAGCGGATTTTGCGCTTTATGCCTGGGCGCAGCAAGCAAAGATACGGGCGCAGAAGGTTCATACGAATTCGATAAATATTGATAAATTGAAGAAATCTGTGCCGGAGATTAGAAATATGACGGTAGAAAACCCACAGGTATTTTGTGAACGGTTGATCAGTTTGCTTGCAGATTGTGGCGTGGCAGTTGTCTTTTTGCCTCATATTAAAGGCTCTTTTTTACACGGAGCCACATTCTATTCCGGAGATAAAATTGTTATGGGCCTTACCGTTAGAGGAAGGGACGCTGACCGCTTTTGGTTTAGTCTTTTCCATGAGATAGCGCACATAATATACGGTCATATTGGCAAGGCGGATGGTCCGACTGCTGATGATGAAAAAGAAGCCGACGAGTTTGCAAAAGAGGTTCTTATTCCTCAGGACTCGTTTGATGACTTCATTCACATAGGCGATTTTTCCGAAAAAGCCATTATGGACTTTGCAAAAAAAGTTAATATTGATCCCGGAATAGTAGTAGGCCGCCTACAAAAAGAGATGTATATAAACTATAATCGTTATAACGACCTAAAGACGAAGTATATGATTGTATCTTAAGGCGATTAGTAACTCGATTTTGTATAAATTAAAAATGCCAAGAGCAGCCCAAAAAGGCTGCTCTTTTTTATGCTGTTTATAATTCGCAATTCAAGTAACAAGAATGGAGGTGAACCCATGACTGACAAGCAAAGGCGGTTTGCAGATGAGTACATCATCGACTGCAACGCGACAAGAGCATACAAAGCTGCTTATCCGCATGTGAAAAACGATGCGACGGCATCAGCGGCAGGAAGCAGAATGTTAGGTAACGTTAAGGTCAAAGCCTACATCGAAGCAAAACTCGATGAGCTGAGCTCGAAAAAGATAGCCGACGCGCAGGAGGTCATGGAGTACCTCACCGCCGTGATGCGCGGAGACAGCACGGCGAGCGTCGTGGTTGTGGAAGGTCAAGGCGACGGCTACAGTGCGGCAAAGGTGCTGGATAAGCCGCCGGACGAAAAGGAACGCCTGAAGGCTGCGGAGCTGCTTGGAAAGCGTTTCAGCCTGTTTAAGGATGGAATTGAAGCTAAGATAGAACCGTCAGACAAGCTCGACAGTATTCTGAGGCAGTTGAGCGGCAATGAGTGAGGTCCTGCTGAGTAAGAAGTTCCGCGATTTCCTCCGCTGCCGCTCGGCGTCGGTCGAGTTTCTCGAGGGGACGACCTACGCCGGCAAGACTACGGTCGGCATTATGAAGTTTATGTTCCGCGTTGCGGCGAGCCCGAAAAAGATTCACATCGTCAGCGGCTTGGACACCGGAACAATCGAAAAAAACATCATCAACAAGGAGCTCGGCATTATAGATGTGTTCGGCTCCCGGGTAGAATACAACAGCGGCGGTAAGGGTCAGTACAGCTTGCCGCATATCGTCTTTCGCACAGGAGCAGAGGACAAAATAATCTATGTGCTCGGCTACGACAACAAAGCTCGCTGGAAAAAGGCTCTGGGCGGCCAGTATGGCTGCCTTTATATCGACGAGATAAACATTGCGGATATGGAGTATGTGCGCGAGGCGGCTATGCGTTGCGATTATCTGCTTGCTACGCTCAACCCCGACGACCCGAACCTGCCGGTGTATTCGGAATATATTAACCGTTCCCGACCGTTGCCCGAATATGCAGATGACGCGCCGACGGAACTGCTTGAGATGCTTTCCGAGCCGGCAATGCCCGGATGGGTGTGGTGGTACTTCTCGTTTGACCACAATGCCGCCCTGACACCCGAAAAGCGGCAGCAGATTATAAGCAACGTTCCCGCCGGCACGAAGATATATAAAAACAAAATACTCGGATTGAGAGGACGAGCCACCGGGCTTGTCTTTTCTAATTTTGACCGCAAGCGGCATGTTATATCAAAAGCGGCGATACGCAAGCGCTTAGAGGATGAGAATGATCCGTTTGAATTCATCGCGTTTTCGTCCGGGCTGGATACGGCGTATTCCTCGCAGTCTCCGGACACGATAGCAATGATGTTTCTCGGCATCACCGCCGACCGCAAGGTAATATGCCTGGACGAGCGGGTCTATAACAACCGAGACATCAGCGAGCCGATAGCGCCGAGCGACACGGTGCGCAACTACATTGACTTTTTGGAGCGCAACCGCAAGGAGTGGGGGCTCGCACGGAATGTCTTTATCGATTCCGCGGACCAGGCAACTATGACGGAACTTCAAAAGTACCGTCGGAATAACGCCTGTCTCTATTCTTTCAACAACGCCTATAAGGCGACAAAGATAATTGACCGTATAAACCTGCAGCTCGGCTGGCTGCACACAGGACATTACCTTGTGTGCGACCACTGCAAGAACCACATCGCAGAGCTTGAATTGTACAGCTGGCAGCAGGACAAAGACAATCAGCCGGAAGACCGAAACGACCACACAATAAATGCGTCGCAGTACGGATGGCTGCCGTATGTTAAGCAGATCGGCGCAGTAACAGGAGGGTGATTAAATGAGCCTAGGCGACAGAGTCAGAACCGCCGTAAGGAACTTTTTGAATATCAGCACAGATAACGGAGTGTCTATAAATATCCATCAGCTTATGGACCATGACGCCGAAGTATTTAAAGACCGTATCTGGTATCGCGGCAGGGCGAACGAAATCGAAGAGCTTTATGCGCATATTCAGGACAACATAGGCAACGGACACTTTTGGGGCAGCAAGCCGACGCGCGGAATGAAGATCCGCAAAATTCACACCGGGCTGCCGTCACTGATAGTCGATACGCTGACCGATGTTTGTGTCGGAGACCTGTATGCTATTACCGTTGATGACCCCGACATGGGGAAGGTGTGGGAGGACATAGCCGAAGAAAACCTCATAACCGACATAATAAGCGACGCCGTCCGAGATACTTTGTATCTGGGTGACGGCGCTTTTAAATTGTCGTATGACCCCACGGTTAGCAAATTGCCGATTATTGAGTTCTATCCTGCCGACCGTGTGGACTTCGAGTATAACCGAGGCAGGATCGGCGCGGTTGTTTTCAAGACAAAGCGGACTATCAATCAGAAGCCGTATCTGCTCAAAGAGCGGTACGACTATGACAGCATAACATATTCGCTGGTGGATGTGTCGAACGATAAGGAAGTAGATATTTCTGCATTCCCGGAGCTTGAAGGATGCAAGAACATCAAAAATAACGCTCATTTCCTGCCCGCAGTGCCTTTGATGTTCCGGCGGTCAACTATCTACCCCGGGCGCGGAAAATCAATCTATGACGGCAAGCTCGATGATTTTGATGCCTTTGACGAGGTGTTTTCTCAGTGGATGCTCGCCGTGCGCAAAGGTCAGATAAAGGAGTACATACCAGTCGACCTGCTGCCGCGCAATGTCCGCACCGGAGAGGTTCTCGAAAGTAATGACTTTGATAATGATTATATCCAACTGCAGGGCAGCATGGCGGAGGGCGCGCAGCAGAAAATCGAGACGACACAGGGCACCATCCAGTATGAGGCTTTACTGTCCTCGTACTGCACTGCGCTTGACCTCTGTCTGCAGGGCATAATTTCCCCGTCCACGCTCGGCATTGACGTTAAAAAGCTCGACAACGCCGAGGCGCAGCGCGAAAAGGAAAAAACTACGCTTTATACCCGAAACAGGGTCACCGATGTCCTCAACAAGGCGCTGCGTGACCTTGTTCAGGCGTCTCTTGATTTTTATTGCACGCTCAACGGTCGTGAAAGCAAAGATGTTGAAGTGGCAGTCAATTTCGGCGGCTATGCGAACCCGTCCTTCGAAGCACAGGTCGAGACGATCGGTAAGGCAGCGACCAGCGGCATTATGTCAACCAAGACTCAGGTCGACGAGCTTTATGGCGACGACAAGGACGACGATTGGAAGGCGGAAGAGGTCAAGCGCATAAAAGAGGAGCGCGGTATCCTCGAAATGAACGAACCCGCGTTGAACGATTTTGATTGAGGTAACAACAGATGAGCGGCGTTGATTTTGACAGAGAGATAGCGCAGATCTATCGCGATATGGAGCTTTATCTCATCGAATCGATGCAGCGTAACCTCGCCCGTCATCTTGCCGAGGAGACAGACGCCGGGCTCAGATACCCTCAGTGGCAGGCGGAAAAGCTCAAGGAGCTGAAACGCTACCAACGCGAGAACCGGCAGATTATCAGCAGTCGAACTCGCGGTCTGTCGGACAGAGTATCGGAGCATATGAAAGCGGAGCTGCGGCAAGGCTCGAAGCATGAGCTGAAGCGCTATAAAAAAGCCCTCGGCAAGGGCTATAAATCCGCAAAGGCCATGCGCAAAAGCTTCTTCAAGGTCAACGACCGAAAGATAAGCGGGATGGTTAACGCCCTGCAAAACGATCTCGGTGCGGCAAATACTGCCGTGCTGCGTATGATGAACGACACCTATCGACAGACCATCTTTCGGGCAGGAATGTATGCCTCAAACGGCGTGATGACCGAAACACAGGCATACGATATGGCTGTGAAAGACTTTCTGGAACGCGGAATCAACTGCATCGAGTACCGCGACGGACGCAGGGTCAACATCGCGGACTATGCTTCGATGGCCGTTCGAACGGCGAATCAGCGGGCATATATGGTGGGTGAGGGTGAATTCCGCAAAAGCATAGGCGAGACGCTCGTAATTATTTCGCATCACGCTTCCGCCTGCAAACTCTGCAGACCGTTTGAGCGTAAGGTGCTCATTGATGATGTGTATTCCGGCGGCAAGCCGGACGACGGCGACTATATGCTGCTGTCCGAGGCGATGAAGCTCGGCTTGTTCCATCCTCGTTGCCGGCACGGACTCGGAACCTATTATCCGGAACTTGAAGAAATCAATCACTACAACAACGAGGAAAACGATGTTTCCGATTACGGACGATACAACCGTGCGCACATAGAAAACATGGTGCAGCGGTATAAGCGCCTGACAGTCGGCAGCGTCGATCCCGAGAATGTGGCGAGATATCAGGCGAAGCTCAAAGAGTGGGAGCGAAAAATATCACCCTATGGTGTTGAAAAATTCAAAAAAAGTGATATAATAAATATAAGCCAGTTTAGAACTACGGATGACCCATTGCGAGAAGCACTCGGAAGCGCAGAAGATTCAAATCCAAAGGAAATAAAGGCGATTAAAACTCATCTTGAGGAGATAGGAGTCTCGTTAATCAGAACGAAGGCTGAAAAACTTTCGTATTCACCGGGTCTATCAAAAGGTCAACCTGGAACTGTCTATATTTCTGAAAATGCGAGCTACGGTGCGTGGCTTCATGAACTTAGGCACGCAGAAGACGATATGAAAGACGGATGGCTCGGGATGAGAGTTTTTCAGAACCCGGAAAAATGTATTAAGCGTGAGATCGATGCTTATCAGGTGGAAATAGATCTGGCAAAAAGTATCGGAAGAAACGATATTGCAAAAAGATTGGAGGTGCTCCGTGATAATGAAATCAGTAAATACAAACAACAGTGTTAGTTCTCTTATATCGAGAATGTCTGCGAATGACATGAATGCGGTGTTATTAGGTGCTAAGTCAGATATCCCGATCCTTAATCTAAATGCCGTTATTTTTGGCGCAAAATCCAGATGTACATCGCCAGAATTTATTGAACTTCTTAAAACAAAAATGCTTGATTCGGGTGTTTCTTTTATGGGGATGCCTCTTGAAAGTTTTGCGACGGCAGCACTCGATGTTCTCGGAGTTCAAGAGTACAATGGAACCGACGATTTTATTTGTAAGTTGATAAATTCAGGCTTTAATCTGTAATAGTTTAATTTAATAATCACAGCGTTTTGCATTCAAATGCAAGACGCTGTTTTTATATATCCAAAAAACGTTTGCCTGTATCGTAAAACAGGGTAACAGTTGACCTTAACTGAGAAAAGGAGTGTAAAAAAATGGCAGAAGAAAACAAGAATGTTGAAACCACGGAGGGGCAGGGCAACGAGGAGCAGAACGAGCAGACTCAGCCCGAAAAAAAGTACACCGACGAGGAAGTAAACAACATCAGCGTCAAAAACAGCAAGAAGGCAGTCGCCAAGCTTATGAAGGAACTCGGTATAACCGAGAAGACCGACAGGGCAAAGGTCAAAGAGCTTATCGAGAAGGCGCAGCTTGATAAGCAGGAAGAGCCGGAGACGGACGGCGCGGAGCAGAACTCCCGAGCAGCCGCCGAACTCGCAGAGGCTCGTGCAATGGCCGAAGGCGCAGTCCTGGAAGCTGTGATGCTCGCGGCACATGTCAAAGCAGACAAGGTGTCTAAGGCGGTCAAACTCATCGACCGCGCGGACTGCCTCGACGATGACGGCAAATTTAGCCGTGAAAAAGCTTCCGCCGCAGTCGCCGAACTGCTCAAAACGTGGACAGAGCTGACCGATAAGGCTGAGGACGGGGGACCCGGATTCAGCATAGGCGGGGACGGTCAGGAAGACAAGAGCAAGAAAGCACCCGCCAAGAAGACAGCTCAAAAGAGTTGGAACAGATTTAACTACTAAAGGAGTGTTGAAAAATGCCTAACACGGCAAACTACGCAGAAAGATGGGAGCCTGAGCTTCTCGAGATCCTCACGCAGGATTCGCTCATTTCTCCCTTTATTACGACTGCAGTGAAGTGGCTCTCGGCAAAGACCTTCCACTTTACCCAGATGTCGACCAGCGGCTATAAGAGCCACAACAGAAACGGGGGCTGGAACCGCGGAGTCTTCGTGCAGACGGATGTTCCGTTCACCGTCACGCACGACAGGGATATAGAGTTCCTTGTCGATAAACTCGATGTCGATGAGACCAATGCGACAGCGTCGATGGAGAATATCTCCAAGACTTTTGTCCGCACGCAGGAGGTACCCGAGGCTAACGCCCTCTTCTTCTCCCGCGTCGCGGCGCAGGCAAAGAAGCTCGACGGCTATCATACCGAAACAAAGCTCAGCGATTATACCACTGCCAATGTCTTCGCCAAAATCAAGAAGGCGCTCGGCTCCGGCAAGCTCCGCAGATACAAGGCGATGGGTGCGCTTGTCGTCTACGTTAGGTCTGAGATAATGGATCTGCTTGAGGAGAGCACCGAGCTTGCAAAGAAGATAGAGATGACCCAGATAGCGGAGGGCGGCATCGGCATCGAGACCCGCGTCACAAAGATTGACGGTGTGCCGGTCTTCGAGGTCATCGACGATGAAGTGTTTTACGACGCCTTCGATTTCGACGGCGAGGATGGCGGCTTCGCGCCGGCAGAGACGACCTATAAGGCATCAGCCGATACCAGCGTTGTGGCCGGTAAGACCTACTACACCAAGAGCGGTAAAAAGTATACCGCCGTCAAGAGCCCGACCGGCAATCCGTCCACTTCGAGCTACTACGAGGTTGATGCTGCCGGCTCGAAGAAGATCAATATCCTGATTGCTTCGCCTCTTACCACGAAGTTCGTGCCGAAGGTCAACAGTATTTACTTCTTCGCACCGGGAGCGCACACCGAGGGCGACGGTTGGCTGTATCAGAACCGTGCTTTCTCCGATGTATTCGTATTCCCCAACGGCAAGGATAACAAGGTCGACAGCGTGTTTGTCGACACCGATATCGCTTGACGGAGTTGATGCATAATGTATGCTGACGTCAATTTCTACTTAGAATCTTTTCACGGTACGCAGGAGGCTTCGTGTGAAATCGAAGCCTCTTTGTCTTTGGCCGAGATAAAGATTGACGAAGCGACCTTCAACCGCATCAAAGGGCGCGGTTTTGAAAACCTTACCGAGTTTCAGCAGGAAAAAATCAGGCTCGCCGCATGTTACCAGGCGGATTATATTCACGAAAACGGATATGACGGCTCGGGTATACAGAGCTATAGCGTGCTTGACATAAGCGTTACGGTCAAGGATTCCGGCAAGGTCTACGAGCGACTCGGAATGAGTCCCGTAGCGTATGCCCTGCTGCAGCAGACCGGACTTACAGGGAGGATATCATGATGGCAAACAGCATTAAGAAACTGCCGTTCCCGGATTTCCTTTGCGTTACGCCTTGCGAAATACGGCTTGACGAGCCCGACATCAGTGAGGACGGAGAGCCGAAAACTCACGCCCCGATAAAAGCCTCCTGCATCTATTCCGAGCGCAGGAAACGGCTGTACGACAAAGACGGTAAATATACCGAGCTTGTCGGCAAGGTTATCGTAAAAGGCGATATTGCGCCGAAGATGCGCGAAATATCGAGCGGTACGATTACCATTCACAAACGCGAAATGACAATCTATTCGGGCATCAGAGCTAAAAATCCGGATGGTACGGTGAATCATACGGAGTTTGAGCTGAAATGAAGGTCACAGTGAAGCTCAACACGGCAAACATAAACCTCATTGAAAAAGCAATTTCCCGCAACCTGGTAAAAACGGCAGACGCGCTGAAGACGGATCTTCAGCAGGCGGAGACGATGCCGTTTAAGACCGGACAGCTGCAGAACCGCTCCACTTTCATCGACGACAAAGAAGCGGCCACGGGCAAGGTATATATCGTGTCCGATACGCCGTATGCCCGCAGGCTTTATTTTCACCCCGAGTACAATTTCAATCGGACTGAAAACAAAGCGGCGGGCGGAGCGTGGTTCGAACCGTATATCTCCGGTCAGAAAAAGGATTATGCAAAGCGGGTCTTCGCGAAATTCATGCAAAGGAGCTGCGGCGGATGACGCTGAAAGTATTAAAAGACTTTTTTAAAACCGCATACAGCTGGACGGACACTATCTCCATCGGGAAGATAGACGACGACGCTGAGAGAGCGATTTGTTTCTATCACTCCCGAGTCGGCTCGGCAAAGGTGCAGACTGTGGGCGGTAAAGTCAACAGAAGCTACGGCATGCTGTCTGTTACGGTTCTGCTGCGCTGGACACGAAATGCAGATGCAGCCGAAAACAAGGCGCAGAGCATTTACGACTTTTTCGATGAGAAAAACTTTGAAATCGACGGAAAAAGGGCATTCGTTATCTCCCGCTATGACGGTCCTATTGACTTGGGGACAGACGGCAACGGAGTATATGAATATTCTTTTGAATTCGATGTCTATTACGACAAATAAAAAAGGAGTGAAAATATGGCTAATTTTTCAGGAGTTTTCCCAGTGTATGATCTCGACATCGAGATATGCACAAGCGGCTCGACATTTGCGCCGATAGCCGACATGGAAAATGCAAAGCTTTCGATTGAGACCGGCGTAGAGACCTGGAGCTCAATCACCGAGGACGGCTGGCAGAGAGCGCTGGCGACCGCGAAGTCATACACGCTTTCCATGAGCGGCAAGCGCAATGTAGGTGACCCCGGCAACGATTATATTGCAGGACTCGCGCTCAAGAACGGACGCGACTGCGATTCCAAAATCAAGGTGACATTCCCCGACGGTGCGACGTTTACCGGCGATGTCGTCGTGTCGGTCAGCGATTATGCCGGCGACGATGCGACCGCCGTCAATCCGCTGGCGTTTGACCTTATCAGCAACGGCAAGCCGACCTACACACCGGCTACGGGCTCATAATTTTCGGGACTGCTGCACAATGCGGCAGTCCTATTTTTATCCAAAATCTCAAAGAAGGAGCGAATCAATATGAGAATAATCGATACAGGCGACGCCATTCTTTCGGGCGACAATCATCCGCAGCTTAAAATCGGCGACAAGCTCTATCTCGTCGATGACAGAAAGTCCACATGGGACAAAATTCAGCAGGCACAGGAAAAGGGCGGAGACGATTCCGACATGGAAATCCTCACCCTTGCGCTCGGCAAGGAAGCTGTTGCCGAGCTGGTAAACAGCGACATATCCGTTTCCGGCTATACGAATCTGTCATTTTACGTCATGGCAGCCATAACCGGCGAGGACTATGAAGATCTCAAGAAAGCAGCAAAAGAAAGAAAAAACTAACCGAGGAAGCCTACTACGACGAGCAGTTTGACGAGCCGCTTATTGTAGCGTCATTTGCCAAACAGTACGGTATTAGGCTTCTGACGGAAGATATATCGGTCAGGGAGTACAGGAAACTGCTGGCAGGCATTATGCACGATACGCCGCTCGGATATGTTATCTCGGTCAGATCCGAAAAGGACCCGAAGAAGATACGCGAGATGACGAATGCCGAGAAGGATATCCGCCGAAAGTGGCAGCGGTTCCGTGCTGCTAAGGCGGGTCCTGTGCAGTATACGATGACCGTGGAACAGTTCCAACAGCTCTTTAAAAATCTCGCAGGGGGGTGAGAATATGCCGCAGGGCACTAATGTTGGCTCTGTGTTTTTTAACATAAACACAAACCGTGGTGCGTTTTCTAAGGAAATAAAAAGCGCGGCCGGACAGGCTCAGAGCGTGTTTTCGTCCGCGATGGGCAAGGTCGGCAAGGCAATAGGCGTTGCGTTTTCGGCGGCCGCCGTCGTTTCTTTCGGTAAAAAGTGCGTTGAGGTAGCGAGCGAGACGCAGTCCGCGTGGGTGGGTCTGAGTTCCATTCTGAACGGGCAGAAGAAGTCATTCGGCGAAGCAAACAGATTTATCCAGGATTATATTTCTGACGGTCTCGTGCCGCTTAACAACGCTGTGACCGCATACAAAAACCTTGCGGCTCGCGGATACAGCACCGAGCAGATAGAAAAGACAATGACTGCGCTGAAAGATGCTGCGGCATTTGGCCGTCAGGCGTCTTATTCATATGGTGATGCCATCTCCACGGCGACGGAGGGTCTGAAAAACGAAAATTCTATCCTTGTTGACAACGCAGGTGTTACCAAGAATGTGGCGAAAATGTGGGAAGATTATGCCAAGTCTATCGGCACAACAACAAACGCACTTACGCAGCAGCAGAAGATAGAAGCCGAAGTCAACGGCATCATGGAGGAAACAAAGTGGCAGACAGGCGACGCGGCAAAATATGCCACTACTTTCGCCGGCAGGGTCGCAAAACTGTCTGCGACATTCACGTCATTAAAAACAGAAATCGGCAATGTGATAATACCGATACTAAACCTTTTTATCCCGGCAATTCAGACCGCGCTTGACGCGCTGCTGAAGTTTTTGGGTCTGCTGAAAACGGCGATGGCATCAATCGGGCTTGAGATGCCCGATGTGACATCCCTTGGCGGCGTAACTGCGGGGGCAACGGAGGCCGCCGAGGCTATTGACAACACCGGCACGGCTGCCGAAAAAGCCGCCAAGAAAGTCAAAAAGGCTTTTGCGTCATACGACGAGATCAATGTGCTTAGCAAATCAAGCGCATCCGATACCGGCACGGGCGGAAGCTCGGCGGGCGCGTCGGGGGTTGAAGCGGCGACTATAGGCGGCGTAAACTCGCTGAAAGACCAGCTGTCAAGCGCATCGGCGGAGCTGGGTACATTCTTTGACCCTCTCGCCGATGCCTGGCAGGCGCACGGAGAACCGATTGTACAGAGCATAAAAAACGCCTTTAACAATCTGAAAGAGGTTGGAAAGGGCGTGGGCGATGTCATAAAAAATTGGTGGCAAGGCGAGAGCGGAAGGTCGTTTGCCAACACAACACTCGAGCTGTTTGAGAAAATAGCAAGAGCTGCCGAACGTGTCACAAAAAGCATTAAATATATCTGGGATAACGGCGGTAAAGACACCTTTAATAATCTTGTGAAGATATTGGGCAATGTCGGAGAAATCATCATGATCGTTGTCGGTTATATTGCCGATCTCTATGGCGATCTTGTGGAGGGATTCGCCCCGGACGCTGCCGAAGGTTTGCAGGGCGTAAACGACAAGTTGTCGGCGTTTAACGGCGTGCTTGAGTGGCTGAAAACGGATGGAAAACCAATTCTTGAGGGCATCGCGTATACCATAGGGCTTGTCGGTGCAGCATGGCTTGCTTATAAAGGCATTATGATTGCGGTAGAGGTCGCAAGCAAGGCTTATGCAGCTGCGCAGGCGGTTGTCAATGCGGTCATGAATGCGAATCCTATCGGGATTATTGTAACTTTAGTAGCAGCGTTGATCGCAGTTATAATTTTGTGCGCAAAGCATTGGGACGAGCTGAAAGCAGCAGCTTCGAGAGCCTGGGATGGAATAAAAGCCGTATGGGCAACAGTGGCGAATTGGTTTAGCGTAAACATCATTGAGCCGATTAAAAACTTTTTCTCGAACCTCTGGGCAGGAATAATGACAACCTTCGCGAATGTGAAGACATACTTCCAGCAGAAATTTAGCGAAGCGTGGGCGGCTATCAAGGGTGTGTTTGCGCCGGTAGGGTCATTTTTCTCGGGAATTTGGGAGACGATACGCTCTAAATTTTCGACAATAGGAACAAAGGTCGGCGAAACGATGGGTAATGCCTTTAAAACGGTCGTTAACAAAATCATATCGTTTGCCGAGCGAACCATAAACGGATTTATCCGCGCGATAAACCGCGCTATATCACTCATCAACAATATCCCCGGAGTGAGTATATCGCCGCTCAGCGAATTGAATGTTCCCAAGCTCGCCCAGGGTGGCTGGGTAGCGGCAAACAATCCGCAGCTTGCTATCGTCGGCGATAACACCCGTGAGGGCGAAATAGTGTCGCCCGAGTCAAAGATTCGCGAGCAGGTCGAGCTTGCGCTCGCCAAGGCGGGCGGTTTTGCCCAAAAGGTTAAGCTGCAGCTCGAACTGCTTATCCGCTATCCCGACGGACGCACGATAATCAAAACTATCAACGAAGCCCAGATAGCCGAGGGCAGGATTCTTCTGGAGGTGTAAAGTGTGGAAAAATATGAAGTGCTTATAAACGGCAGCATAACACTCACCGCCGACGGGATGGGCTGGGAATATCCGCAGACTGACTCGGAAGGGTCGGGCGCGACCGATGAAAATTTGATGATCCGCGAAGTTCTGCCGGAGCGCGACAAGCTCATTCTGACATTTGAAAAGGATAAGACCGAGGCGGAGATCAGGAAAATTCTGCAAGTCAGGGCGATGACCGAATGTACTGTAAAATTTTATGATCTTCGTGCCGGTGCGTTTTTGACCAAGACGATGTACCCGGTTTCTGATGCAGTGACGGCACACGCGCTGATTAACGGCGAATACGTCATTGAGGCGTTTGAGCTGCGTTTCGTTCAGACCGTTCCGAACAGTTAAGGAGGACAAAATATGTACGCAGCGAGTACAAGCTATAAAAACTACATAGCATCCTCCAGGGTCCGTGTGCCGAAGTCAAAAATAGTAGTCGGAAATGCGACTTATACCGGACAGCAGTATTTGAAGACATACCCGAAGATATCGCATTCCAACAGCAAAATGATAGGCGGGTTCCCGGCGAAAAGCTGTGAGTTTGAGATATACAATCTCGACGGGTCCATAGACCTGAACGGAAAAGAGGTATCTGTATATCGTGGACTCGAGATAAACGGTTCGGTGACATGGATTCCGTTGGGGCTTTTTACTGCCAAGGACGAGGACATTACAAACAGCAAAACTGCACGGTCGATATCTTTCAAAGGTACTGACCGTGCAGTGCTTTTTGACTGCGCGTATGGCGGCAGCCTGACTTATCCGACAACATTGGGAGCGTTCGTGAAGGAGATCTGCCAGCGCCACGGCGTTGCACTGGAAACAGCGACATTTCCTATGTCGACTTTCAAGCTGACAGAAGCGCCGAATATGGACGCCTCAGTTACAGACCGAGAGTTGATCTCCCGCGCCGCCGAGCTCG